CTTGAAAGCCTTCTTGAAGAAGAACTCCGGCAGGCCCGTCTCCGGGTTGACGCTGTTTAGCTCATTGCCGACAACGTAGCGTCCGGGATCGACGCCCATTTGCTCCATTTGACGGAACAACGATTCCCGAATTTGCTGCCCGCCGGGGCCTTCAAGAACTTCCTTGGGAACTACTGTTTCACCTTCAGAGGCGTGGACTACATAAATGTCGCCGTGACGGCCCGCGTCTGCCAGCATCCTGGTGGCGTCAGGAACAGCGGCCTGAATGCCACCTTCTGGAACCATAGGGACCTCTTCCATAGAGCCAAGGGTCTCAATGCCCTGAGCCTGTGGAGCCATCCGGTCTATTTCAAGTGTGTTCATTCCCTGCTGCATCATATGCCCTTATAAGTGAAGGAAGCAGGGGCGGCGAGTTCCTGACGTTGCGCCAGCCAAAACCATACCCTACATGTCCTTTTACTGCAAGTATGATGGGAAACTAGCTTCTGCATAGGCATTAGTTCAAAAGCTCCTTACGCTTTACCGTGAACAATGGCCTTAGCTTTACTCATTGCTCTATTGCCAAACCAAAAGCTCAGGATGGCCGAAAAAATAGCCATTACATCCTCAGTCCAAGCCGCTTGCAGCGCCGTTACCCAATCTGCCCCTTGGGTGGTCATCAAACTGTAAATAATACCGCCCTCCACCGCCAAAAAAGTAAACATGAATAGATAGGTAATAACGGGCCGAACACTCGCCTGTAACGAAACAACCCAACCGCCCCGTGCTGCAAGAGCCATGTCATGCTCATAGAGCTTTTCTGTCTCGACAATCTCGGCCTTGGCATCAAGCTCCTCCAACTTCATACTGGAAAGAGCTTGGGCATATTTGGCTTTAGCCTCTAACATGGCTAATTCCTGCTTGTTGGCTTGCCCTTGTTTGAAAAAGCCAAGAATCTCTGGAACGATTGATGTTCCAAAACCCAGCAAGCTGCCAAGAAGAGTTATCACTTCTTACGCCCCTTCGGTAATGGCGATCCAGGCTTGCCGACATACAGCCCAAAGAAAGCTGCCCCCGCACCCACGATAGTGCTGATGAACGCAGCCTGTGCATTGGTTGGATCGGTTAACGCCATGAACCAAACCGTACTTTGATAAAAAGCGTATATGTAGGCAAGCATAATCAGGCGCGGGATTACCCGAAACTTGTCGAGCAATCCCGCCGCTAGATTACACCACGTCGGTGCTTCATCACCAGTATCAGGCACCAAATCAGAAACCAACAATTCATATTCTTTGGAGGTTTCCCGTACCTTGACTTTATCATCAACGTTTGCCATAGGCTACTTATTCTGTTCTTTAAGAAGTTCCAACATAGCTAGATGAGGACCACAAAACAATCGTGCTTGTTGCGGTTGCACTGATAATGGCCGCAACAATAAAAACATAGTCATCAATGCCAAACGAGACATTAACTTAACTCTAACAGGCTTGCTACAACATGCAGTCGATTGGCTGTAGCTGCTTTCACCTTTAAAACTTCAGATTCCTCTACAACTAAAGGTCGTGTCAATAATTCAACCGTTGTATTGGCACCCACCGCCTTAACTTTGGATAAAGAAAATATTGCGGCTGCGGAATTTGTCAGGGTAACCGTAATAGTATCCGCATTACCACTGTCTTCTGAAACCAGTATCGAAGTAACTATAGCCGCCGCAGCTGTTGGACAAGTATATAGCGTAGTCACAGCATCTGTGGTTAGATCAACCTTTGCATTTTTATATGCTCGTGCCATTAGGTCAAAAACCAAGACGTACCAAAAACATCGTCTTCTCCGCTTATTTCAGCAGGAAGCATAACATTATCTAAAGATATTTGTAGATCAGTTAAAATTCGCTGTATTGCTTCACGATCATATACATCGGGGGCAAGAGGAAGCGCGCTTTGTAATATTTTCGCCATTATCTTCGTCCATCTTCGCGAATATCTATACGAGTATCACCTAATGTCCAATCCACATTAGACGTGTCGCTTTGTATTCTTAATACTCCTTGCCTGCCCCGCGCCCTTAGAAAAGCCTGTTTAGTTGAAGCAGTAATAGAGTTTGTAGAATCAGTAGTTAAAGAATCATTTGGGAAATTTCTGGTTTTGAAAATATAATCAACGGCAGGTGTTCCTTCCCCCCCTAGAGCTATATCGGGAAGTATACGATTAACAAACATGAAGTTGTCCCCGTCTCCTATATCAAAATCAGAGGATTCTATAAATGAGGTCATAGCCGATTCATCGTCATTGCTGCCTGTTTCATGGACAAAAATCGTATTACTTGAAGCGCCCCGAGGTTTAATATGTATGTCGGCATCGTTCCAAGCTGTTCTGGATAACGTGCCTATATCCCAAGCATTTTCTGCATAATTAAACTTAACATATCGATCAATGTCTATAGCGTCTTCCGATACGTAGAACCAAAATATTTCACTGAAGAGCCTATTAGACGCAGCAAAAAACTTAAATCGCTGTTCTAGGTTGATGTCCTCAAATACATGCCGCAAAACAGTGCACGGCAAAACATCGATTCGACCTGAAAAAACATAAAAGTTTTCATTATCCATCCAGAATACTGCATCCTTTGCATTAACACCAGCATTTGGACTAATGATAGAAATATTTGAAGCAAGTAATTGAAAACCAAATGTGAATGGAGGGCCTACAAATTTCATTGAATGTATGGCCATATCCGTCCAAACTAGAAACTCTTGGCGCGTTCGTTTAGCTGTAATAATTTCAGAACCACTAGAAATACGCTGGCTTCCAGCGGTGTTGGTAGCTGTGGGGGTCCAATCAAAAGCATTTTCTTGGTCTGACCAACGAACAAGTAATGGATCTAATGTAGTTTCTCCCAAGGCATTAACACCAAAGGCTACAACATGCCGATCTGTAGGAGATAGCGATATTTCGCGCACAAGGGTGGGGGCATCAGATGCGCCTGCTTGGGCTGAAAGAGCAGTAGCCCGTGTAGCAACACCCAAGCCTCTATCCCAATAATAAGGAACACCGTTGCGTGGGCCAAAAATAAGGTCTTCCCCAAAATTATCCTGCCACCAAAGCCTTAGATTTTGGTCTGAAAGAGCAGTTGATGTTGAGGCTGCTCCAAAACTAACAAAATCATTAGCTTCTTTTACCACAGTGCCGTCATCATGTGACGCAGCAACAGTTCCAAAGGCACCCCGACCCACACCAGTATCTATAGTATTGCTGCTTTTTCCTGTGTAACGGATTAATTCATCGTCAATTAACATTAATCCGACAAAGGTAACTGTTGCTCCATTACTATGAACTGCGGCGGTTGTGCCGTCTGCGCCACGCACAAGCTCACTTAAATTATTGCCTGATTGTAGATCATAGGCAATAATTTCACTGTCAATTAGAACATGGCCCCTATCAGGGAAACCACTTGTGCTAGTTAACGGTAGCGTTGTGCTCAATGGGGTTAATGCTGATGTTGTGGTTGTAGAAGCTGTTTCAAAATCGGCAGCACTTGTTAATGTAAAAGATGAATCCCCGGCGCTAATACCGCCAGCATCATTAAGAGTTGTTTGAGAAAATGAAGTAATTAAGCCGCCAAATAATCCTGCACCAAAACCATTTCCTGCTACAAAGGATTCAGTGCCAACGTTAATTTGATAAATGGCAGTTACACTAGCCCCCCCGCCTGAAGTATCACCAGATGAGGCTGTTCCAGCAGTTGTAACTGTATAAGAATTAGCACTTACAATTGAAGTTATTTCAAATTCAGTGTTTATTTGGGCTGCGGTTACACCATCAACTGACGAAGAACCTAGAAAATTTACAAAATCACCCACATTAGCGCCATGACTTGCATCTGTAACAGTTAATATCGCATCCGCTCCCGCATCTCCTGTTGTAAATGGATTATTGCTTAATGGGTTTGCTGTTCTTCGTATTGGTGTTATATCATTAAATGTAGCACCTTCTTCTATGTAAAATTTACTAGATGTTCCAAGGCCCATTAATTTTGAGTTGTCCAATGTGGACCATGTCCACATTGATCTAGCAACACCTTCAAATGTATTTTGACCTAATTTAACCCAACCGCCTAGTTTTTCAGGACGACTTTTCCTAAATCTAATTAAATCAGAATTAAACCAGCCGCCTTCATTAGCATACGCCGTGCTCTCACGATTTAACCCAGGCTTAAATTGTAATTTGGAAATAGGCATGGTGCTTCCAGTATCCTAATATTGGCCCGTCAATATCCAATCTATTCCAGTGCAGCAGGAACATATGCGCTGATGTCATCTGTATTCTCTAGCGTAGCCAGATGTGTCTCAACAGCAGGAGGAAGATCCCTCAAAGCAACCTTCTTAGCAGCTACGGCAGCTTTATCTGACCCAGTTGGGTGAACACCTTCATCAGCCAGTTGATATTCGAGATCAAGTTCTTTTAGTTTCTCGTTACGATCACCACGGATTTCCTCCAGCCGTTCTACACGGGCTTTGGGTAGACGCCATTCGTGCGTCTTCAGGTCTTCTACGCTGATTTCGACCATCAACGTATCGGCATCCGGTACGATTTCCGGTGTGATTATGTTGAAGTCATCATCAAGTTCAGCAGGAATGGTTGCTGCCTCTACGGCGTCTGCGATGATCCCGCTGACTGATCCGGCGTCACCGACCACAGTAACTGTGCCGTTGGCGTTCAAAATTATCTCGTTACTCATTTTCAAGTTCCCCAAATGCGATAGCGTTCATATAATTATCGTCAGTTAAAGTTCCACTAGAGTTTCGGCTTTGAATATTCATTTTAAAACGAGTAGAAGTTCCGCCAACTGTTGTTTGTCCTGCCGCTCCCCAACCAACCTGAACCCCACCACCAAACATGGCTGTACCAGAATTAGGTGCCTTAAAAGGAATTGCAAAAGCCACTTCATAATTTCCAGTACCTAAATCCGTAAGAGATTTCACGTTATAGCTGGCATGAATTTTAACCGTGCCACCGCCATCAAATTGGCACCACGCCTTCGCCTTGCTAAGATCAACACCTCCCGGCATATCACTAGCCAACCCCTGCACCATCGAATTGACCTGCCGTTGATCAACCGATGGAACAGTGACGTATGCATTGGTATCATTCTGTTCTGACCTCAAGTTGCCCCAGAGCTTACCCTTTTCGGATGAGCCGGAATTGACGGTGGGCTTCGAGTCAATCGCAAGGCCGTCCCAGATGGATATGGAATCGCTCTGGGTGACCAGCACCTTGCCCGTCAGTGGATCAACATCAACATCCAGTACGGCATCGCTGGCCCCTTGCAGGAGACATTCTGCGTTGGCGGCGAACATCGGTTTTTCCGCATCGTACATCTGGCGGACTTGAGTGGCGGATGGGGCGGTGGCTGATAGACGAACAAGAGAGATCGTCCCGTTGGTAGCTGGGATTGAGTCATTGGGCCGCTCGCCAATCCCCAACGTCGCCGTGCCGTTGGAGAGGCTGCCCGTGGTCGTGCTGGTTTCCGCCGCGAGAACACCGTCGATGTAGAGCTTCTGGTTGCCCGTTGTGCTGACCGCAACGATGAAGTGCCACAGGCTGTCGTCGTAGTCGTAGCCACCGGAGGCCGTACCGCACGTAAAGGACGCCGTGGCTCCCGATCCCGTCCAGACAAGTTCCCCGCTAGACTCTATGACGAGTTGCCAGTATGTATTCGAGGTGCTGTAGCTTCCGTTGTTACGGGCGATGATCGTCTCTCTGGCGGAACTGGCGGTAAACTTTATCCACGCAGCGATAGACACGTCACCGGCGAAATCAAAGTCAGCATCGTAGGCACGGCTAAGATAATTCGATGAACTAAACCCGCTATAGCCTTGCAGTTCGGCTCCACTGGCCACTGCGGCAGCGGTGATCGAGCCGTTGGCTGTCAAAGTATTACCCTTGTA